TAAATACTGAAATTTGGGTATAAATAATTTTATTTAGCCTCTGGGGTGACCTAACTATTTTAGGAGAAGTTATGAAATCCATCACTAACACATCATTACAAACCTTTGAGATCTTCCTAAACTATGCTGGAGGTCCAAGAAGCATATTCCTAGAGCCCAAGGCAACCATGGTGGTTCCTAGCTCCGCTATTAGCGAACAATGTCTTGTAATGAGCAAGAGAAAAATTCTCAAAATTAAATCAGTCTAAGGAGAACTACTATGGCAAACTATGTAAGCCCCGGAGTATATGTCATTGAAAAGGATCAATCTGAGTATCCTGCTACAATCAACCCAAGCGTTGTAGGTATTGTTGGATTCGCCACTAAAGGTCCCACCGATAAAGCAACTCTAATTACTAATGGTGAGAGCCTTATTAGAACTTTCGGCAAGCCCTCTGAAACCATTGTCGGTCAAGGTTTAGAAGGTGCTCTTGAGATCCTCGAAGCAACTAACCAACTTTACTTCGTTCGATGCGCTTCAGGCAACGCAGTAGACGCTGCTGCTGACATTGCCATAGCTGGATGCCCGTTTGTTGCTGTAAGCGCAGGTTTTGGTACTGGCACTGCCTGCGACATGAGAGTCATCGTAAAGGATAACCTAGGCGTAACTCAGACAGATCAAACCTACTCTCTTTCTGGGGGGTCCTCTACTACTTTATCTGCTCTAAAGTATGTTCTTGGAGACAATAATGATGCAGATCATGCTAAGTTAGGAGCTTATACTCTTAACGGTTCGGCAGTAATCGTAGGACACTATGCAGGATCAGGAGCTACCATACAAGTAAGTAGTAACCTTTCTGAAGGTAGTAACTACCTATTCAGCGAGGTTGTTTCTGGAACAACTCCATCTGGAACAGCTTCTGCTGATAAGACCGTATACGGTGTCACCTTGTACCCCAGTGAAGTAAAGTATAAGCTAGAGTCTCTATACCCTGGCACTGGCTATAACTATTCACAAACTGCCGACGATGTTGTTACAGGTCTATACGCTAACACTACAAACTTAGGAGGAAACAAGTCTACCTTAAACATCTTTGAAGATGGAGTTTCCGTTGAAACCTTTGATGTCAACTTCGTTGATGGAACAAGCTTCATTGAAACTAAGATAAACACTGGAACTGACAACCTAAAGTCCGCTCTAATTAAAGGCAACATTGAGGTCGATGGTGCTGATGTTACGGTAACTGCTCTTAGCGATTTCACTGGAACTCTAAGCTCTTTAATTGGCGCACCCACGGACGCAGGCTACATAGGAAACGGTCACAACACACTGAGTTCTTATGTTAACCCTCCATTCGTTAAGCTTGAAAGAATCACTCGCTCTAAGTTTGTTGACGGAACTGACGGTATTCCAGCAAGCACGGAGACTGGTAATATAAACAGTCTTCTAATCGGAACTAGCACCGCCGCTGGAAAAACTGGTATGCAAGTATTCGATAACGAATTGCTTAACATTAGCATGGCTGCTGTTCCAGGCATAACTAACGAAGCTGTTCAGAACGCCTTAGTGACTCTTGCTGAAAGCACCAAAGAGTTCCTAGCTGTTCTTTCACCTCCATATGCAATCGGTAGTGCTCAAAACGCTATTGATTGGAGTAACGGTCTTAGCACTGCAAGAAGCTCTGCTATCAACAGTTCTTACGCAGCAATCTACTACCCCTGGTTAAAAGTTTACAGCGTCTTTGATGAGCTTGATCGCTGGTATGATCCTGCAATCTTTGCCATCCGTCAGATGTGTGTGACTGATGAAGTATCTGAGTCTTGGTTTGCTCCCGCAGGCTTCACCCGTGGTAGACTCACCAAGCCCACTGATACTGAAATAGATCTTAGCCAAGGTGATCGTGACGCTATGTATTCTGCTGGTAATGTTATCAACCCTATAGTTAACTTCCCACAGCAAGGTATCACGATCTTCGGTCAAAGAACTACGCAAAGAACCCCTTCTGCTCTTGATAGAGTAAATGTCCGCAGACTCATGATCATAGTTCGTAAACTAATCCTTAGATCTACAAGACAGTTTGCATTCGAGCCAAACGACCCTGCAACTTGGTCAAGAATATCTGCTCTAACCACCTCTCTTATCAGCCCAATTGCTAGAAGAAGAGGTATTACAGACTTCTCTGTAACTTGTGATGAAACTACTAACACTCCTGCTAGAATTGAAAAAGGAGAGCTTTGGTGTAAAGTAGTTATCAGACCTACAAAGACGGCAGAAATTATCGTCTTCGAGCTTAACCTAGTTAACCAAACCGCATCAGTCACTGAGTGACATAAGGAGAAATAAACAATGGCAAAATCAAGTTTCTATACTTCAGGTCCTGTAGGGGGTCAAGTTAACCCCGACATGAACCGTACACTGGACCCACAAAAACCAGAGAATCTTCCTGTAGTTTCTACAGATCTAGATTCAGTACGCACCTATCAGTTCGAGGTTCTTTTTGATCTAGGAAATGTTGCTGATACCCCTGGCACTGTAATATATGAAAGACAGTTAACCCTGGCTGCGAAACAAGTTACTGGATTATCCTATGCATTTAAGGACATAGAAGTTCATCGTATGAATGATCTAGTCTACTACCCTGGAAAGATTCAGCAGGAAGAGGTTACTGTAACCTTTGATAACCTCCTAGAGTTGAGCCCTGGAAGACAGTTTTATGAGTACCTAGCTAGTGTGTTTGATATGAGAACCGGATTCTACAGATCAACCACTCTTCAAAATGCGGGTAAAGCCAGCATGGAGATTCTTGAATTCGATGGTGCAGGAAATATTAAAAACAGAATCCAACTCATCGGTGTTTATCCAAAGTCCTTCACCAAGGGTGAGAAAAACTATTCAACCTCTGAGTTTGATACCTTTGAGGTTAAGTTTAGATACGATTTCATGAACATCGTTACTGCTGCTGGTAACTGATTTTCTATAACACAATAAAGGCCCC